AAGACCCCGTAATTGGGGTCTTTCTCTTTGGAACTTATTAGATTTTCCGGAGGTTCATATACTCTTCAAGATTCACTAATATTATACATTATGTAAACCGATTTGCAAACAGAAAATACCGCCCTGCTGCGACACAAGGCGGCTTTAAGATGGACAGAACTGTTAGAATTGTGAGGGGTGTAATGGCTGTTTGTATGGTACATTTATAATACCATTTTTGACAGATTATGTAAACCGTGATATTATTACCGTAGATTCGTTGATTCGTGTTCGTTATCCTTTCAAAACGCAGAGGGGGCTACAAGTTGTAGCTCCTTTTGTGGTTAAGCAAAAAGTTAAGCAAGAGTGGTTCAGACTGCATAAGGCTTCCAAAATTAATGCTTGATTTTATGGACACTATGGATTATAGTGGACGGGTGTGGACTCCACCTAATTCCCGTCGGAGTCATTAAAAAGCCAGTAAATATAAGGGTTACAAGCCGTTGGTTAAGCAAACGGTCAAGTAACCCTTATTTTTTATCCGATTAAACGGATCATATTGAGCTGTCTGTTCTCTTTCTCTTTCAGCTCTTCCATTCTGTGAAGGTAAATATCCTTCGTGATCTGTGAGTCCTCATGTCCCAGGCGAGAGGATACGCTTTCGAGACTTAAGCCTTTCGTGAAAAGCATTGATGCGTGAGTGTGACGAGTTATATGCGGAGTGCATCTTCTGTGCAGAACCCTTTCCGATACTTCCCTTAAATACTTCCCGAAGGTCGGATAAGGATAATAGCCGCCATTGGCATCAGGGAAGAATAACATTGACTTGCCGAAGACTTCCTCTTGTCTGCTGACATACTCATTAATCCGATTAATGCAGTCCCTTAATTCGTCTTGGATGAATATATCCCTTCTTGAAGAGTAGGTCTTTGTGGTATTGACTACTCTGTTGTTGGAATCGTAAGTCTTGGTAACGTGTATCTCCGAACCCATTACGTCAGACTTTGTAAGACAGATGGCTTCACCGATTCTTAAGCCGGACAAGACGAGAAATTCAAACATAAGTCTGTGCCGTTCCTCGGTCATTGCATCAAGGAGTTTCTTTAACTCTTCGGGTTCAAGGTACTTATCCTGAATACGTTCTTTCTGCGGAGTATCCTGGAAACGTGTGAGTTTATCGTAGACTTCCTTTGACTTTACATAGTCATTGATGTAGGCCCATTTCCAAAACGTCTTGAATATCTTTATGTATCCGTTAAGAGTGCGGTTCGGTCTGCCGGAATCCAATAACTTCTTTCTGATGTATCCTGCGGTAAGGGAATCCATATATCCATCCCCTACGATCTCGACAAAAGCCTTAAGCTCGAAGTGAATCTTTCTGATGGACGAAGGCTTCAATGTCTTTTCGCTTTCCTTAAGGTAAGTGTCTATTGCTTCGGTAAGTCTTATACGCTTGTCGGATAAATGCTCTATGCGTTCTGTAAGTCTCTTAACGGCATCTTGTTCAGCCTTAAGACCATTGCCCTTAATCTTCACCGAGACTATCTTTTCAAGCCCCGTGTCGGGCATTACAATGCGTTCTTGCATTAATCCTTTGCTTGTTCGCCACATATCGTCTCCTTTCTATACGGGCAATTCATAATATGCTCGATCAATTCGTTGAGTCTTATGTCTTTCTGTGCTACGGAATCGAGAAGTAAATCCATTCTCTTGTCTTTCAGGTTCACTTGTTCTTTTAAAAACTCAATGCTGCGTTTGTACTGTTCACGTTCTTTCTCTAACTTTTCGTGATGCTTTATCTTCTCTTTGTCTAACTGTTGTTCAAGTTCATTGATCTTATCTATCTTGAATTTGAGTAAGACCTTCATTGCCTGCACATCAAGATTATCTGTCTCTTCGATAGTCTCTATGTCGAGTAACGCTTTGGCTATCGGTCTTAATGTGTCTTCATATCGGAATGAAGTATCTTCCGACCCGTCAGCAAATACCCTTTGTATAGAAGACCTGGAAATGAAGTCCCCATTCTTCTCTACTAACTCGGCTATCTTATTTAAGGATAATCCCTTCTCTTCCTTGACTGCTTTTAATTTGATTATTAATTCTCTTACGTTCTCCATAATCCCCCTTGTATCAAAAGTGAAATGAAAGTGGTACAAAAGTGAAACTTTCTAATACAGCGTGGTACAGTTATTCTCTTTTTAGGAAGTCAATGTACTTCATTACATTGTCTTGAAGTTCCGGCGATAATTCAGATATCGCTTTGGCATACTTCATAACTGCATCTGACGGAACGGGATCATGTTCTACTCCTTCTATAAACAAGAAGGGTGAACAGTCCAATGCGGCAGCAAAGTCTTTTATCTTGGACTGACTGATTCCGTTGACCCCTATCTCTATCTTATTGATAGTAGATTTAGATTTATAACCGAGCTTATGTGCAAGCTCTTCTTGGGTCATTCCGAGTTCTATTCTGCGTTGTCGAATAAGGTTTCCTATCATAGCGGTTACTCCTTTTTATATCCTTGTGTAAAAAATTATAAATCATAGTTGACAAATAATCAACCTTGAGTTATATTGTGAGAGTAGATTTTAAATCTACCCTACAATAAACCGAAAGGGGGTTAGTAAATGACAGATACCATACGTCTTAAAAGCCTTGTTGAGAGTTCGGGCCTTAAGAAGACATTCATAGCTGAAAAGCTCGGTCTTTCCTACCAGGGTTATCTGAAAAAGGAAAACGGAAAGAGCGACTTTATGGCTACCGAAGTGTCGATCATGAAAGACTTGCTCCGACTTTCCAACAAGGAAGTATCAGAAATCTTTTTGTCGTAAATTTTTTTACCCTAAAAGTAGACGAATAATCTACGGAAAGGAATCTTATGTGGCTTTCGCCTAACGATATACAAACCCATTACTCAATAAAGCGGTCAACAGCCTATCAGCTCTTAAAAGAGTATGAGGAATCGGGCGGAGAAATTATCCGCATAGGCAAGCTACGCAGAGTACCTGAAAACGAGTTTACAAAGTTTCTTTTAGAGAGGTCTAAATGAGAATCATTCAGTTTATCGCAACATTCTTTATCGGGATCATATTCGGAATCATCTACACTTGCACATTCAATGCACACACCGAACCCGTAGACCCCCCCAAACCTCAAATTGAATACGTCTATGTCGAGCAAGAACCGGAAGTAGTCACCGAGTATGTCTACCTCTATCGTGACGAAACCGAGTACCGCAACCATACCGAACAAGAGGAATGGTACTACAAAGACCTGGGTATGAGAGAAATCGAGGGCGGTGATGTAAACGATTTTTTGTGGGTGTTTTACACGATGGAGTGCAGATGCGAAGCCTTTGGAACTTCCGTTGAAGAAGAGTGGGGCGGTAGTGCTTTTCAGACCTCGATGTTCCGCAGCGGAATAGAGCCAAACGAAAACTGCTTAAAGGCTTATGAAATTTTCCGTGAAGGATGGACTCCAAAACCTCTTTATTTCAGAGCAGGACATTATCACAACTTTGGAAATCCGCTTTGTCAGGTAGGCCCTCATTATTTTTCAAACAAATGAAAGGAGAAATATGGCTGACAAATCAGTATTCGACACGCTAAATGCGATAAACGTCAACGATCACACAGAAGGAAGAAACGGTCTTACCTACTTAAGTTGGTGTTGGGCTATTTCGGAAGTCAAAAGAAAGTACCCCGATATGCAGTATGAGGTAGTCAAGTTTAACGGACTTCCTTATGTGTTTGATGAACTTACCGGTTACATGGTCTACACAAGAGTCACCATCGAAGGAATTACTCACGAAATGTGGCTGCCCGTAATGGACGGAGCAAACAAAGCTATGAAGGCTTTTCCGTACAAGTACACCGTCAAGAATCCGAACTTCAAATACGCAACAAAGAATAAGGAAGACGGAAAGTTTTATGACAAGTACGGCAATGAGCAGACGGAGTTTGTAGAGAAGACCGTTGAAGCCGCAACAATGTTCGATGTGAACAAAGCAATAATGCGTTGCCTTACAAAGAACCTGGCAATGTTCGGACTCGGACTTTACATCTACGCAGGCGAAGACCTTCCCGAAGCAGCAAAGGAAGATGCCCTTAAGGGAATGACTGATGAACTTAAAGACCTTTACAAGAAGGCAGGCGGTAAGGACTTCGATAAGTGGGTTGAATCCGTAGGCGGTATGACCGCAGAAAACTATCCCAAAATGAAGACCACGCTCGTCAAGCAGATCAATGACAAGGCAGAGAAGGAGAGCAAATGAACACAGTAATTCTTATGGGCCGTTTAACAAAAGACCCTGAAATATCATCAAGCACATCCGGCACTACATTCGCACGTTATTCGATAGCCGTAGATCGCAAGTACAAGAAAGACGGAGAACCTACCGCAGACTTCTTTAATTGTGTGAGTTTCGGAAAACAGGCTGACTTCGTATCACAGTACCTCAAAAAAGGGACGAAGATAGTTGTTTCAGGATCATTGCAGAATAACTCTTACACAAATAAAGAGGGTCAGAAAATCCATGACGTAAGAGTGATCGTAAATGACGTTGAGTTTGCGGAGAGCAAGGGAGAAAAGAAGGAAGAGCCGAAGAATGACTTTTTGAACATTGCAGATTCCATTTTGGAAGAACTCCCCTTCAGTTGAGAAAGGAGCAGATATGACAAAGAAAGCAAGACTTCTTAAGTATATACAGACTCACAAGAGAGGAATCACCGGTCAGGAAGCACTTCTTAAGCTCGGTCTTTACAGACTGTCGGGAGAGATTCATCAGCTCCGTAAAGAAGGCCACAATATCAAGACCGAAATGATGGAGAGGGAAGAGAAGGACGGCAGCGTTACGAAGTATGCCAGGTACTACTTATGATCGGCACAGCTATGGAATGTATAGCCTGGCTGTCCACTCAAAAGGAAGGAATGTTTGAAGTGGAAGCCCATAAAGAGAAACGTTCCCTTAACGCTAATGCTCTTTATCACAAGATGGTCGGGCAGATGGCAAAGGCCTTACATCTTTCTAACGCATCAATGCACAACCTTCTTTTAAGAAAGTACGGAGTGCATCAGCTTATCGAAAACGAAGAAGTCTATGTGGCATTACCAGATACTCCCGAAACGGAAAAGAAGGTAGAAGAAGACGAAGAAACACACTTTCAGCCGACTAATAAAAGAACCGGTTCAAGAAGATGGTACGTCATGCTTAAGCCTTCACACGAATTTACTACGGCAGAAATGTCCAGGCTGATAGACGGAACGGCTGATGAAATGCGACAGATGGGACTTATACCGCCAATGGATGAAGAGATTCACAAGGCTATCGAAAACTACGAAAGGACGCACAAGTGAAAGCACATTGTTTGTTTGAACAGTCTGGTACTTTCAAGAACGAGTTTAAGAAATTGGGAATCGAAGCCTACGATTACGACATTCTAAACGAGTACGGAGAGACAGATTTTCAGATCGACTTATATGCAGAAATAAGAAAAGCATACAATGACGAGCCTTCTATATTTGATGGGTTTACAAAGGACGATATCATCATGGCCTTTTTCCCGTGTATAAGGTTTGAGAATCAAGTGATGCTTTTCTACCGAGGTCAGGCCTACCAGCAGAGGACATGGACAGACAAAGAAAAAATGAAGTTTGACATGGAGCTGTTGAATGAGACCAAAGAAAACTATGACCTGGTAAACATGCTTTTCATTGTCTGCATAGATCGTGAGTTGAAACTCATTATGGAGAATCCCTACTCCGAGGAACATTTCTTAAGACGTTATTGGTGTTATCTACCGGCTGTAATAGATAAAGACCGCAGAGAAAACGGTGACTATTACAAGAAGCCCACGCAGTATTGGTTCTTAAACTGCGAACCTAAATTTAACTTCCTTTTTGAAGCTACTGAATATAACGCAGTCGAGTGCAAAGATGCTATTCGTCTCATGAACAAATCTCACTATGAAGACTTTGCAAACACGAAAAAGGAAGCGAGATCAATGATCCATCCGACATACGCTAACCGTTTCATCAGAACTTACATATTGGAGCAAGAGCAATGAGTGACTATACCCCGAGCAAGATTCAGAAAGACACGCAATGTTTTATCTGCCATGCCCCATATAACCTTGCAAGGCATCACGTTATACACGGCAGAGGTTTAAGAAAGTTAGCCGAAGAAGATGGGTTATGGGTATGGCTATGTGTGAAGTGTCACGCAGATTTACACGATAGACCGGAGCATCCCCATGATGATGAGCTTAAGGCTTTAGGACAGAGAACATACATCAAGATTCAGAGAGAAAAGGGAATAGGTGAAAACATTGCAAAAGACTTATTCAGAGAAAGGTACGGGAGATTTTATGACTGAAATCTATTTCATTATTGACGGCCCGGTAATCCCGAAAGGCCGTCCGAGATTCACAAGAGCAGGGAGAGCTTATACCCCGTCAAGAACACTTGACTATGAGAAGAAGGTTGAACGTGCTTACCTATCCGAATATCCTGCCGGCCTTGCATTTGTAAGCGAACCGCTTGAAATGGTCTTGAACGTGTATATGCCTATCCCAAAGGGAATAAGCAAGAAGAAACGTGAACACATGCTTTTGCACGAATACCCTGCACTCCACAACGGGGATGTGGACAATTTTCTTAAATCCGTGGCTGATGCTCTTAACGGAGTCTGTTATACGGATGACTGCCAAATCGTTTCAGCTTCGGTCAACAAGATATGGAGTGAGTCAGCGAAGGCAGAAGTAACGATCAGAGTAAAGGAGTGAATATGAAAGGAAAAGTCTACGTCAGCAATGACAACAAGCCAATAAGGGGAGATATCAAGGGTATAAAGGATATTGAGAAGACCCCTAATGGAATGATCCTTACTTTCAATGACAGAGACAGAGCATACCGAGTGGCACAAATACTTATGAACAGCGGATATGAGACAGTAAAAGTTTTATGAAAGGAGCGACATGTATATCTATAAAGCAGTTATCCACAAAGAATATCAGATAGTAGCCCCGACTATGGAAGATGCACTTGATGAAGTGTTTCACATTGCAGACATAGATTCAGACGATATTCAAATCGACTGCATTGGAGAGCAGGAAGAAGATTGAAAGGAGAACCAACATGAAAGATACATCACATCTTCACGATTTTAAGGTTGAGAAACCGGAAATCTTTGATACCTTATCAGACCTTTGTATGGTCTTTACCACGGACGGACTCATCCTTATGGCACAGTACGGTTCAGACGGATGGTGGCACACCGAAGGAGACGAGACTTTCGGAAACGTAACACATTGGTATGACGGTTATCCTATGCCGAGCAGATTTAAGATCGCTTATGAGAGATACGGGGGTGACGTATGAAAAGAATGAGATTAAGAAGTAATGAGTGGCGATTTGTGTTCAACTCAAATTTCACAAAATGCTATCAGTTTTGCGGAACTACGCTGATGTGGGTGATAGGGGGTGAGTGAATGAAGAGTATGTATTGCAGCGAAGAGATTCCTGATGATGAAGTCCTCTTTGATGATGGAATACTCTACATTATCTGTCACGATTTAGACAACGGGGAATTGAGTATCGGAAAGCAGACACTTGATCCCCAATATGACGAGCCTATCAGCCTTGCAGAAATCGCATTGAGATATCCCGAAGTAGAATTGGTTATCCACGAAGACTTCTTATCCGGTGAAATGTACCGCTACAACAATTACGGGGATAACGAGTGGTGGCAGACGGGGCAGACAAGGGGGTTCGCATGAGAATAGACATTCCCGATAAGACACTTAAGTACCGCAAAGGTAACTACGTTCTCTATGACATTAATTATCTTCTCGACCACTTATCACAAGAGGTTCACTTACTCGAAGAGTACAGACGGAACAAAGGCAAGAAGGTTGAGTGGGAACTTCTCTTGAATCAGATAAGAGAATTATCCGCAGAGGACTTCAAGGATATCAGAACGGTAAAGGGGGTAAATGATGAAGCTGAAATGTGAAATTGAAATCCCCGAAAACTATACCTATCAGGAAAAGTTTGATGCAATGGCAAGAGCCGCAAGGGATGAATCCTTATGGAGAGAAGTTAAGACCCTTGCCGAGATAAGAAAGAGAACTAACCTGGATAACAAGTGCGGATCGTGCGTTCACTTCTGCCCGTATAAAAACTCCGTGAACGGATCGTGTGATGCAGGAAGATGTTGGGGAACAAGAACAAGACCTAAATGTTTGCTGTACGAAAGGAAAAAGGATGGCTGAATCAAAGAAATACTTTTGGCTTAAGCTGAAAAGAGACTTCTTCAAAAGGCATGACATACAGATCATCGAGTCAATGCCTAACGGAAAAGACTACATCCTTTTCTATCTTAAGCTGCTGTGTGAATCCGTAGATCACGAAGGCAATCTGCGGTTCTCTGAACAGATACCCTACAATGAGCAGATGTTAGCAACGATAACCCATACAAATCCGGACATTGTCAAGAGTGCTATTCAGGTCTTTACCGAACTTCACATGATGGAGATTTTGGATGACGGAACACTCTATATGAACGAAGTAACAAAAATGCTCGGCTTTGAAACCGAATGGGCGAAGAAACAAAGGGAATATAGAGACAAAAAAAGACAACGAGAAGACAATGTCCTCTCGTTGTCCGATAAGAGTAAGAGTATAGAGATAGAGTTAGAGAAAGAGAAAGAGTCAGAGATAGAGATAGAGAAAGAGACAGAATATGCGTCCATTCTTTCACTATATCACTCTATATGTGTGAGTTATCCACATTGTCCTTCCTTAACCTCTTCTCATATACAGAGATTAGATAGTCTCTTACAGACTTACTCTATCGAAGACTTCAAGACAATGTTTCAGAAAGCGGAACAATCATCCTTCCTTAAGGGAAACAATGAACGTAAATGGTCCGCTTGTCTGGGATGGATGATTAAAGACAACAATATGCAGAAGATTCTCGCCGGAGAATACGACTAAAGGAGACAGAATGATATACAAAATCTTGCAGACAGTACCTATATGTCCGTCATGCCAAGCCCTGATGCTTAAGCGTTATCAGAGTGGCAAGGCTTACTTATTCTGTACTGACTGCAAGAGCATTCTGGAAGTCCTTGACGGTGGCAAAGCAGAGAATGAATTGATCGTAACAGACGGAAAGGACGATGAATGATAAAGAATAATTTTTACATTTCCGAGGAAATTCTAAAGAATTGTGTTGATCCCGTCCTTTTGAAAGAAACCATAGATAAAGCAAGGTGTGAGCCGTACATAGTAATTGTATCCGAGGAAGAAAGGAGAACTGATGAACAGACTGACAATAAAGATAACAACGAATGAAGAAGATATGAAGTTTCATTTCAAGGAGCTGCTTGAAGAAATGGTGGAGCATGACGAAATCAACAGCTTCATCATCCTGGAAGACAAAGGAGTAGACGAATGAGCATATTTAGCGACCACGAATTAGGTTATATGGATGACTACGAATATCGTGAAGAGTGCAAGC